AATTGATCACAGTACACTGAAAAGGAGATTTTACTATGCCCGCAAATGTTGAAACGATGTTCTCTGTCCGTGAGACCCCTTGGCACGGCCTTGGCCGTATCATCATGGATGCCCCTGCAAGCCGTGAAGCCTTGGAACTGGCCGGTCTGGATTGGCAGGTGGAAAGCCGTAATATCTATTCCGGCACGGGTGCTATGATCCCCGGCTATCGCGCAAATGTCCGCAGCACCGATGATGCTGTTCTGGGTGTGGTATCCGACCGCTACCGCATTGTGCAGAACGAAGAAGCATTTCAGTTCACCGATGACTTGCTGGGTGAAGGTGTTACTTACGAAACTGCCGGTTCTTTGCAGGGCGGCAAGAAGGTCTGGATGCTGGCAAGGCTTCCGAGGAAATATCTTATCGCTGGAGATCAGGTAGTACCATATCTTGTGATCTTCAACAGTCATGACGGAAGTTCTGGTGTGAAAGTGGCCATGACTCCGATCCGTGTAGTCTGCCAGAACACGCTGAACCTCGCGCTGAATACTGCAAAGCGCAGCTGGACTGCACGCCACACCGAAAATGTTCTGCTCCGCGTGCAGGATGCCCGTGAGACCCTGCAGCTGGCCAGCAACTATATGATTGAACTCGGCAACCGTGGCGAAGAGCTGGCTCGCATCGATTTATCCGATCACAAGGTGCAGGAGTTCATCAATGATTTTTTCCCGATTTCTGAGGACCTGTCCGATTGCCAGCGGAAGAATAACCTGCGCTTGCAGGAAGATCTGAAGACTCGCTACTACAACGCACCGGATCTGGAATGGGTCGGCAAGAACGGTTGGCGCTTTATCAACGCAGTCTCTGATTTTGCCACCCACGCAGACCCTCTCCGCAAGACCAAAAACTACAACGAAAACCTGTTCCTGCGCACCGCAGAGGGTAACCCCATGATCGACAAGGCTTACAAGATGGTGCTGGCAGCAGCATAAAGGAGCAAGCCATGAATGATGTAAACAACCGCATTTTCAGGGAATTCACGGAATTTTTTGACAACGTTGAGAAGAGTGCTTCTGAAATCAGCGTTACCACGGCTTATGAGATCACGATGAAAAGTACCATCAGCACCGCCATTATTGTTTTGGAATCCGAGGGTAGACTGGAGGAGCGCTACTGGAACCATCTCAGGGTGCAAAATAATATTCTGGATTTTCTTTACGACATGTGGGTTGGCTCTTGCCATTCATTGGCCAGTGACTTTTCCACGATCATGAAAGACTTGGTGGAATACGACTTCATCATTACTGAATCAATTATGAGAGAAAGGATGCAAAGTGCATGAAAAGATTGATTTCAACTTTGAACCTGTCCAAAGAGGATTGGCTCCGTTACCGCAAATGCGGTATTACTGGCACGGATGCCGGGGCTATTCTTGGTCTAAATCCCTACCGCTCGGCATTTCAGGTGTACCACGATAAAATCAGTGATACCTTTGAGAATATCGACAATGAGGCTATGCGTCAGGGACGCGATCTGGAAGATTATGTCGCGCAGCGCTTCACCGAGGCCACCGGTCTGAAGGTACGCCGTGCAAATGCCATTTACCAGAGCGAGGAACATCCGCTGCTTCTGGCAGATTTTGACCGCCTGATCGTTGGGCAAAAAGCTGGATTAGAGTGCAAAACGGTTTCGCCGTTTTCTGCGGACAAGTGGGCTGATGGAAAAATCCCTGCACATTACATGGCTCAGGTCAATCACTATCTGGCTGTCAGCGGTTTTGACTGCTGGTACATTGCTGCTCTGATTTTCGGGAAGGAACTGGTGATTCACAAGATCACAACCGACAAAGAAGTTCTGAACAACCTCATTGCCAAGGAAGAGCACTTCTGGAAATACAACGTGATGCCCGAAATTCCGCCTGTACCTACCGGAAGCGAGGGGGATACACAGCAGATCAATCAGCTGTACTCTGCAGATGATAGAAACAAAACTGCCGATCTGAATCCCATCCGCGACCTGTTGGATAAGCGGCAGGAGCTTTCTGATCAGATCGAACAGCTGGAGCAGGAAAAAGCCTCTATTGAACAGCAGGTGAAGTTGGAGATGCAGGACGCCGCCTATGGTACAGCACCGGGCTACAAGGTGTCCTGGGTATCCTCCGAAAGTAAACGGGTAGACTCCCAGCGTTTGAAGAAAGAACAGCCCGATATTTTCAATCGGTACAGCAAGAATGTAAGCAGCCGCAGGTTTACCATTATCCATGCAGCATAATTTTTGTACGCCTATAGGCACACAAAATTCGCGCTTTAGCTATTTTTATTTAATAGAAAAGCACAATACTGTTTACACAACAATAATTGTATGCTAAGATAAGAATATGAGGTGATGCACGATGGTTCTGCGCAAAAGTTATTTGGATAAGATCATTCCTTTTATCGATCAGGATCTGATTAAAGTTCTGGTTGGAATCCGGCGCTGTGGAAAAACAGTCCTTCTCGGTCAGATCAAGGACGTGCTCCTCCAGCGCAACATTCCCGCACAGAACATTATTCAGGCCAATTTTGAGTCCATGCGCTTCCGCAACACCCGTACTGCAGAAACGCTTTACGACTACATCGCAGAAAAAGCGGAAGGCTGCACCGGCAAAATTTATATTCTTCTGGATGAGATTCAGGAGGTGGAGCGCTGGCAGATTGCAATCAATTCTCTTCGTGTCGATTTCGATTGTGATATTTACCTGACCGGCTCCAATTCCAAGCTGCTTTCCGGCGAATTGGCAACCTATCTTTCCGGACGATACATCCAGATTCAGCTTTTCCCCTTTTCGCTGGCCGAAGCAAAACAGCAATGCATTGAAAACGGAACCTATACTTCGGATGAAAAGCTCTTCGCAGACTATTTGAAGTACGGCGGTTTTCCGCAGCGTTTCTTCCTCCCTGACGATCATTCAATCACCACCTATCTGGGCGATCTTTACGAGGCTATCATTGTCCGTGACATCATGCTGCGCCACAATATTCGCGAACAGACCGCATTACGTAATGTCCTTGCATTCCTGCTGGACAATATCGGCAATCCGTTTTCTGCCCGTAATATCAGTGGACGCATGGTTTCGGAAGGAATCAAGACAACCACTGCTACCGTGCTGAACTACGTTGATTATTTCAAGGAAGCCTTTATCCTTCTGAATGCAAGCCGCTATGATATCAAAGGAAAAGCGCTCCTGTCCAGCACAGAAAAGTACTATGCAGTCGATCTTGGGTTGCGGAACGTTATCAAGAAAAGCGAAGAGCTTGACAGCAACAAGCTGTATGAGAACATCGTATATCTGGAAATGCGGAGCCGTGGCTATGAAGTTCAGGTCGGCAAGCTGGACGACACCGAAATTGATTTTATCTGCTACCGTGGAGATGAAAAGCTCTATATTCAGGTTGCTTACCTGATCACTCCCGCCGATGAAGAACGGGAGTTCGGTAATCTTGAGCGGCTGCACGACAACTATCCTAAGTATGTTATCAGTGGTGATTTGGCGAATTTAAGCCGAAACGGAATCATTCATCGAAACATCATTGATTTTCTGCTCAATCCGTAATTTTCACATCATGGGGCACAACAGTTGACGCTGTTGTGCCCTTTTTTCTTTATCAGAATTGGAGGCATTCTTATGGAAAATCCATTCGTAAAATTATTTGCTATCGACTTCAAAGATCATCTGGAAGTCAAGAAGTCCGTCAATACCGAGTTAAAATATGTAAGCTGGGCGTATGCCTGGGCGGAGGTAAAAAAGCTATATCCTGCTGCCAGCTACGAGGTCAAGAAATTCAACGGCCTGCCCTATGTTTATGACCCCATCACCGGCTTCATGGTGTACACCACTGTCACGATTGAGGGCGTTTCGCACGAAATGTGGCTTCCGGTTTTGGACAGTTCCAACAAAGCCATGAAAGCCGTGCCTTATACCTACACCACCCCGAAATGGGACTACAATCCTCAGACCCGCCGCCGTGAAAAGGTCGGCATGGAAGAGCGCACCGTAGAAGCAGCATCCATGTTCGATGTGAATAAAGCCATCATGCGGTGCTTGGTGAAGAACCTTGCTATGTTCGGTCTTGGCCTGTACGTTTATGCCGGAGAGGATTTGCCGGAAGATGCTGCACCGCAGCCGGAGGCAGAACCGCAAAAGCAGCCGAAACCGAGATCCGCTAGCCCGAAGCAGGAACAGCCGCCTGTGCCCTGCATCTGTGCCCGGTGCAACCAGCCTATCAAGAGGGTCAAGCTGAAAGATGGCTCCATCATGCAGGCGGCAGAGTTTGCAGCCACCCATGAGGGAATGTGCGCTGACTGCTATAAAGCCACCAGATTGAACGTAGCATAAGGCGAATGCTTGTAAATTTCACATCTGTATGCTACTATAATAATCGGTTTGAGGAAGCGTACAATACAAATACCGATGGCCAGAAAGGAGGCCCACACAATATGTGCGATGTGCTTGATAAAGTGGAAAACAAAGGAAAAGCTGAAGGTAAAATCGAAGGCAAGAATCAAATGGCACTTCTTGTTAAGAAGCTCCTCGATCAGAGCCGCATTGAAGATGTTAAGCGGGCTTCTGAAGACAAAACATACCGTGACAAGCTTATGAAAGAGCTTGGCATCAGCTAAACTGTATATGACTTAGGGGGAGTATCTTCGGATGCTCTCCCTTTACTTTTGCAGGACAGTCCGCGTGGATTGTCCTGTTTTTATTTGGAGGCACACAATGAAAGAAGAAAAAATCAAAGTCCTTGCGCTCCTGCCAATGGAGCTGCCAAAGGAGATTGATCTGGACAACACCCTTGAAGCCATGCAGAAATTTGTAGGCGGGCTGATCGAATGCATCGCCTTAAGTGACACCGGTTCAGAGGTCACACTGGTCTGCAATGATGAAGGCAAGCTGCTTGGCCTGCCTCTCAATCGTCCGCTATGGGATGGAGCCGATGTTCTTGCCGGGCCGGGATTTCTGGCCGGATGTGACAACGAAGGGAATCTGACTTCTCTGCCGCAGAGTGCAATGGATTTCTACAAAGAGAAATTCAGAGCTTTTATCATTGAAATCTAAGGAGGACAGATTATGACCTTTAATGCAAATGACGGGGCTTTCCCAAATTTTGTGTAAAGTCCAGACAGCTATAAAACAAGAGCAATTTTAATATGAGGTGGCAGACGGCGAAACCGGCTGTCGCCTTAACAACAACATAACGCCGGCAAGGGGGAATGTCAAGGGCGGCGAAGCCGTTCATATACCCTTGACATTCCTCCGCAGCAGGTGTTAAAAATTCTCGTTTCTTTGTCCGCACCTATGACAGTTCATCGCTCAGAGCCGACAGACTCATTTGTTTGTTCCTAGTTCTATTATAGCACGTTTGCCATGGGTTTGTATTATGCGGTAGTGCCTTCTCGGCGAACTCTTCCTGAGAAAGGTCTTTTTGCTTGCGCTTTGCGCAGATACGTTTTCCGATTGCGGTGTAGTCCATAGCTTATCCTCTGTCTATACAGTTTAACTATAGTTTATGCTTTTGATTGCATTATATAGAGGAACGTGCTATAATCGGACAAACATAATAGACTTAAAATGTCTATATAGTCAAAAATTGAAATAGTCAGGTGGCCGCAAATTGAAATGAGAGGTGGGAACATGATTCTGATTTTTATCGTGGGAATTTTGTTGGGGCTGATTGTTTGGAACCACAAGGCACTTTGGATGGCATATCAGCGGCGTAAAAAAGAAATCCAGCGAAAAAAGCCGTTTCAATATGAATATCAAATGGGAGAAAGTACAATTGTAGCAATTGGAAATAAAAACGAATTTTCAATCGTGAAAGATAACAAATTGACCTTCCATGTGGTAGATGGGCAAATCGTGTCTGTCTCAGATGGAACGAAAACATATACATACGGGGTGAACTAAATGGGGCTGATACGATGGTTGGCCGATCAGATCCAGTCCACGACGGGTGAAAAAGAACGTCGTGAACGCACGGCGAGAATGCACGATCTTGCGGATGAATTTAAAGAAAAAGTGTCGGCAGCCGTAGAAAAATTAAATACAGCGATCAGCGAATTCAACAATTGGATTCGGAAATTGAATGCGGTTCGGGTGGAGAAAATCAAGGACAATATTGTCAGCTTGAATCACGCGCTCGGAAAATACGGAAACTGCAAACCGATAGAGGCGTATGTGGATGAAAGCGAGAAATTGCAGTGCGAATTTCCGGAAGAAGATTATGAGACGCTTCAGGATTATCTGAAAGAAATCGACTGGACAGATGACGAAGTTTTCTGGAATACGTTTTTTCGTACGCCGATTGGCATGAGGGTAAAAACAAGAAATCAGAATATCCAGCTGGCACAGAATGCAAACAGCCTGCAGCTGATGATCGAAGAGACCGTAAAGGAGTTGTCGTTAAAGAAATTTACGACCGATCTGGAAACGGAAATTTGCAAGATCTACATTGAAAATGTAACGTTTATTTCCGAAACGATCCGAAACGTGATCGTTCCAGAATTTCGGGTGGTGGATGCGTTCTTTCAGGCAGAAAGCATTAAGGATAGAGTCTTGGTAGATCATGCAGAAGGCGATGGGAATGTGGAGTATCCAATTGCAACGTTGCTGGAAACAAAATATGAAAAGCACTATCAGTTTGTGAAAAATGCGTTTGCATTTTATGTGATTGCCTGCAAAATATACGATACGCCGGTTCTGACAAAATTACTGAATCATTGTGTGACAGAAACCGATCAAGAGAAAATTCAGCGTGAAAATAATATTCTGAACATTCAGGCGGAATGTGTCCGAAACGAGGCCGTACTGAACGGATAAAAATCAGAATTTCCGGGGAGGAGGAACAGAGATGCCGGGCGATGTGCAACAACTTTTGGAAGAGCGGGATCGGCTTCTGATCCAGCAGAAAAAGATATACAAAAATTCCGTATCGAATTTGAATATGCGGTACGGAGCACTGCTGAAAAACGATTTTGGCAGTACGTTGGTTCGGAATTGTGCCCGAGATGCTGCGGGCGAAGTGGTACGGAAGTATTTTGATACATCGGATTTTTATGTGACGGTGGATGCTTTATACGACCGTATCGTGCATTTTTCGTATGAAAATGAACCGGATCCGCTTGCCGAAAGCAAAACAGCGATCCGGAAAGAACTGTATAATCGAAACGACGATCCACGGTTCAGCGAGACGCTGAAAACGATTTCGGCAGATTGTCAGAAAGCACAGAAAACGCTCCATGAAAAGGAGACTTACACCGATAAAAATGGAAAAGAACACCGCCGGTATGTTGACCAAAAATTGATGCATGATGGAAAAGACGCTTATCGGAAAGAGCAAAGGGATGCAAATGGAAAACTGTATGATGAACTTTCCGGCAATAGTTCTGACACGGAACGTTTGGAAGTAGATCATATTCAGGCAGCGGCCACAGCGCGGTATAATTCGAGGTATCTGAATCCTCCACGTTGCAATTCAGCGCACGCGCAAGGCGAAGCAGCGTTTCTGCTTGTGCTTTGTTGATGTCCTTCTGTCGCTGTTCGTACTGCTGGATGGTACGCACAGGCACATCAGCCTGTCCTGCCAGTTCCGATTGGCTC